TTGAAGGGAATCTCACGTACCTCATTTGATAGCCTTTGTGAGAGAAATAAAGTGTTGAAAGAAGCCAGACAAGTAGTTCGTATGATATTTGGTAATAGAAGAGAACTGGGAGCCATAAATAGAAAGTATGATGCGGCTACTGTTGCCTTTATGATGCCTCACTATGACCAAGATTGGAAAGATATGGTAGAATGGAAGTCCAAGCTCAAGAATGAGGATCAAGCTAACAAGGGCAATATTACCATCGTTATGAAAGATTACAGTAAGAGAGAGAAAGAATAATATTTTATACAGGCAAGAGAGATAACCGTGGCAGAGAGAGAAAAGAATAAAAAAACCAACAAATCGCCATCCAACGCAGTTAAGCCTTATAAAAACAAAAACTTTATACACGGATTCGGTGATAAAAAGAGTAGGACTTATAGCGCATGGCTGTTGATGAGATACCGATGCTTAAGCAAGGACGCACCGAGTTACCATAAGTACGGTGGAAGAGGTATTCGTATCTGTAAGGAATGGGATAGCTTTCTTACCTTCCTTAAGGATATGGGTGAAGCGCCCGCAGGGCATACTCTTCAAAGGGTCAACGATGATAAGGACTTTTGTAAACAGAATTGTCGATGGACTAAAACAAATCACGGTGAAACATGGGAGACAAGACGACCTAGCAAACCATCTAAGAGAAACCGCAAGCAATTACATATTGAGTCAGCCACAGCAAACATATCAAAAGCCCTTGAAGTTCTCCACGAAGTGCGCAGACTACAGATATCTTCTTCTTGGTTGCAAGGTTTTTTTAGATCAAGCAATCGTTTTGTGAACGTTGAGAGATCGTTGGCGGAAATACACGTTCTTCTTGCCTCAGCTCAAGAAGAAATAAAGAAACATACTGAGAGAAAATAATAGATGAACGTAGAAACAGTCATCAAACTCAATCGCTTTCAACCCCGTGAATACCAACTTCCGGTTATACGAGCCCTTGAATCGGGAAAGAGAAAGGTAATTTCCATACTTCCTAGACGAGCAGGTAAAGATGTGATGGCATTCAACATCATGATCCGCCAGGCATTAAAAAGAATCGGTGTCTATTATTACATATTCCCCACATACTCTCAGGGCAAGAAGGTAATATGGGATTCGTTAACCAACGATGGATTTCGCTTTATAGATTACATTCCCACAGAAATCATAGTAGGCAAGAACAGCCAAGAGATGAAAATAACTCTGCTCAACGGTTCTCTTATACAAATCATTGGTTCTGATAATATAGATTCAATTGTTGGTACTAACCCGAGAGGATGTGTATTTAGTGAGTATGCACTTCAATCACCTTTGGCTTATCAGTTTATTCGTCCTATATTGGCCGCAAATGATGGCTGGGCTCTTTTCATTTCGACACCTCGGGGCAAGAATCATCTCTGGGAGCTTTATAATATTGCGCAGCATAATCCGGATTGGTTTGCGCAACTTCTTACGCTCAACGATACACAACATATTCCGTTGCAGGAAATCGAAAGAGAAAAAGCAGAAGGAATCATGAGCGATGATCTAATAGCGCAAGAGTACTACTGTTCATTTGATCGTGGCGTTGAAGGATCTTACTATAGTAAGTATCTCGACCGTCTGAGGCTCAAGTCACAAATCGGACAAGTTCCTTACGAGCCCGGGTTCAAGGTTAATACAGCTTGGGATCTTGGAGTCCGTGACTCAACTACTATCATAGCCTTCCAAGTCGTCGGTCAAACCATTCGCCTCATTTGGTGCTACGAGAACTCTAAAGTCGGCCTTGAACACTACATCAACGTCCTCAAACAAAAAGAACGTGAAGAAGGGTGGATCTTTGGCAAGCATATCGCTCCGCATGACATCAAAGTTCGAGAGTTCACCTCTGGTATGAGCAGGATCGACAAAGCTCGTCAATTGGGCATCACCTTTACAATTGCTCCAGATTTATCGGTTGAAGACGGTATAGAGCAAGTTCGTTCGTCTTTAAGTAAACGCTGGATTGATGAGGTTGAATGTAAGCCCCTTATAAAAGCTCTTGAGAATTATCGTCAGGAGTGTGATGTTAAAAAGAAGATATACAAGAACCATCCGCTCCATGACTGGAGTTCACATTTTGCTGATTGCATGAGGTATCTTTGTATATCGTTGCCAAAAACTCGAGATGGGTTATCGCCCGAGGAATTGGACAAACGATATCGTCAGGCTGTTTATGGGTCGGATCAAGAGGGGGTGCCAGCGGTGTTTAGAACTGATTTACCGCAATATTAGAAAGGGGAAAAATAACATGCTTATACTTTCTATCGTTTCGCTTTTAGTTGGCTTCTTTTTGGGTCACATTTCATTTCCATCGATTAAAAACTACGTTCTAAACAGAAGATTGAAAAAAGATTGGAATAATAAGTTACGATCCGAAAAGGAGATGGCTGACTTTATACAAAAAATGGGTGGAGAGCAGTTTATTAAGATCTGCGAAAAGGAGGCGGTTGTTGATATGGTTCCTTTGTGTGGGGGGTATTATGGCATAAGTCGTCCTACACCCTTGATTAGTCTTATAAACAAAAAACAATAACTAATCCGCTTGATATCGTATCCGTACCTTTCTAGACTGATGGTAATTAAAAAACCCCTCAAGAAAGGATTACGCGAATGATCTTTCCCCAATTGGGCCCCCAATACTATGATGAAAAGCACAAAGACATTCTTTCAAAAATGGAAGCTTTTTATGCGGAGAGTATAACGATTAACCAAAGCTTCTGGAGCGAAGCTGATACCGATACCCGCTTCGAAGCAGGCGATCAAACCCTTTGGAATGATCTCTATGGTAACCTTCCCGTTAACCGACGCCGCCAATTCAATTTCAACCGTATACGACGTGTGGTTAACATGATAAGCGGTCACCAGCGACGCAATAGAAAGTCAACGATTGTAACTCCGGTTGAGAATGCTGATGCCGAGACGGCGGACCAATTTACTAAGGTTTTAATGTGGATTAATCAGCAAGAGGGCGTCCTTGATACCATTTCAGATTCCTTTCACGGTGCCCTTGTAACCGGAATGAATCTACTTCAGGTCTGGGTTGATTATCGATCAGATCCCGTTTCAGGAACCATTCGTGTTGATAACTGCGCATACAACAGCTTTCTCATTGATCCTTTCTTCAGAAAACAAGATTTATCAGATTGTAACGCTATATGGAAACGAACGTTCCTAACCAAACGAGAAGTTATCTCATTGCTGCCTAATTCACTTGATGAAATTATGAATCTTCACGGTGGAGATGCGGGTAATGGACGCGACGGTAAATTCCAGTTCATTCCCGAGTCATACAACTACTCAATGAAAAATCTCCTCACCTACGACGAATATTACTACCGTGACTACAGAACCCAACGCATGCTCATTGATACCGACACCGGTGAAACTATGGAGTGGAAGTCAGAAGATGAAGATCGTTTGAAGTTGTTCTTGAATACCTATCCAAGCGTTATCGTCAGTGAAAATATTATTCCGACGGTACGCTTGGCTATTGTTGTTCAAGGGCGAGTTCTTTATGACGGGCCTCAGCCTATGGGCATAGATCAATATCCATTTGTTCCCGTTTTCGCTTACTACAATCCACAGATGCCGTATTATCCGTGGCGGGTTCAAGGCATAGTCCGCAACTTGAGAGACTCTCAATATCTTTACAATCGTCGTAAAGCAATCGAACTTGATATTCTAGAAAGTCAAATAAATTCAGGTTGGAAATACAAAGAAAATGCCCTCGTTAATCCTGCCGATGTCTTCAATCTCTCTGGTCAAGGCAAGGGATTAGCGATCAAAGAAGAAGCGGCTATGACAGACGTTGAGCAAATTATAGCTCCGGCAGTTCCGCCTTCCATGATAGAGCTCTCAAAAATTCTGGGTCAGGAAATACAAGAGATCTCAGGAGTCAACGAAGAACTTCTTGGATCTGCTGTTGATGATAAGGCCGGAATACTTTCCATGCTCAGACAGGGCGCCGGTCTTACAACGCTCCAATCACTGTTCGATCAACTAGATCGCTCACAGAAGCTTCTCGGTAAGATTATGATCGATCTTATACAGACCAATTTTGCCCCAGGTAAGATCAAAAAGATTCTCGAAGGTCAAGAGCCGACGCAGCAGTTTTACAACAAGGCATTTGGAAAATACGATGCTGCCGTTGAAGAGGGATTGAACACCACTACGCAAAAGCAAATGCAATTCGCTCAGCTCTTGCAATTGCGTGAAGTCGGCGTACCGATTCCTGACGACCAACTACTTGAAGCGTGCACGATTCAAAACAAGAAGAAGCTCATTGAGTCTATTCAGCAATCGAAACAACAACAACAACAAATGGTACAACAACAACAACAAGTGCAGATGGAAGAGCTTAAATCTCGTATCGATCTGGCTCATGCTCGCGCTCAAGCCGATCAGGGACTTGCGGTGGAAAGGGCTTCTCGCGTTGAAGAAAACAGAGAAAAAAAAAAAAAAAAAC